TTATTCAAAATCTACTGTGCCTATAACTTTGCCTGCACAGCGAATGTCATCATACTCGGCTAATTTGATTGGTTTGTATGCAGGATTGAGGGAAATAAGCTCTCCTTTTCCCATTTGCTTAACATATGAATCACCGTTCAAAATGAAAATTCCGATTTCTCCTTCTAAAATTGAAGGAGATTTTTTTATTAATAGAACATCGTTATCGAAGAATTTAGGCTGCATACTATCTCCCCTAACTTTAAGCATAAAATCAGCCTGTTCTGTTAGAGAAGTTTTGGGAATAGTCATCCATTCAACAGGAATATCATCAGACAACCAATTACCGGTGCCGGCAGAAGCTCCGGTAATATATAAAGGAATAATTCTGCTTTTTGTTGGTTCTTTTACAACTTGTGATTCCTGCTTTTCAACCTGTTTGGGCATTTCATCAGTTCTGCCAAGCAGAAAATCTCCTGAAACATTGAAATAATCAGCAAGGATATTTAAGCTATCATACTTTGGAAGTTGTCTTCCGCTTTTCCAATTACTTATTAAAGATTCAGAAATACCAGTATCTTTTGACATCTGATAAGCTGTAACATTGCAATTTTGTAGTAATTGCTTAAAAATATCACTAAACATTTATGCACATCTCCAAACTTTGCAAAAGCGAAGTATTTTATCTTGAATACTTAGCAAATGCGTAGTATAATAATACCATAGTAATTTATTTACTTAATAATACCATAGTCATATTTTAAAAACAAGGAGGTATTGCAATGAAAATAGCTGAAAATCTAAAAAAATTCAGAAAACAACAAGGCTTGTCACAAAAAGAGCTTGCTCAGGTTGTAGGCGTTAATCAAACAATGATTGCTCATATAGAAAACGGTGTAAAAATCCCCTCGCTTGCGGTTAGTCTTGAATTAGCAGCCGCACTCAACACAACTGTTGATGAGCTTTGCAAGGGGGCATAAAAATGATTGGAAAAGTATTTAACAGATACACAGTTTTAGGAAATGTAAATAATCGTGTAATTATTGCTCACAATCCAAAAGCGGTTGAGCCTTGGGTTGTATGGTGGCTTGACAGTGACGGTGATCCGTACAGTGGAAGTTACTTCTCCGATCGTGCAGCAGCGGTCAAGGAATTTATTGCAAGGTCTTTTTAAATTTTAAATAGGAGGCTCATTATGGGCGAGCTTATCAGTAAGAAGTGTGCAAAATGCGAAGTAAGATTTGAAACTGTTTATCCATTCCAAAAGCTTTGCTACAGGTGCGGACACCCTCTTCGCAAACCTAAGAAGAAAGTTGAAAAGCCGTACAGAGAACTTACAGAAGATACTGAATTTCTTGTTTGCGTGTATTATTGGCGAGGTGACAGTACAGAGCAAATAGGCAATGACCTTGACAGAAATCCTAATCAGATTTCAGACATAGTATATGAAGCTAAGAAAAGCGGCAGATATAACGAACATATCAAACGGCATATCGACTATGCCGGGGACACAAGAAAAATCAAGGAGGATATATGGAAAGATTAACAATAAAATTAGGAAGCTGCATTGTTGGATACAAAGCGAGCAATAAAACACTTGCTCCTGCGGAGTTGTCGGTAGGTCAGACACGAGAAGTGCTGCAAAGACTTTGCGAATACGAGGAAACCGGATTATTACCTGATGAAATCTTAGAACTAAAAAAATCAAGGAGAACAATTATGAGTGACATTTTAGAAAAACTACACAGAGAAGCGAGATACGCTTTGAACAGTCATTCTCTTAACTTAACATACCAAACATATGGAAAAGCCGAAATGGCTTATAAGCTGAAAGCAATTACTTGGGATGAGTTTTCAGAACTTAATACTATTTTAGTGAGAAATGGTATTAACAATCCGTCCGCTCAACTCAGCTAAAGCCGAAACCGCCGCAAGGCGGTCAGCAGGAAATGACCTCCCTGCTCTGATGATGGCAGGTCAAAAGGATGTGATTTTTTGACTTATCTTACAGTTAAAGAAGTTGCTGAAATACGAGGATGTTCTGAAAGATATATAAAAATGCTTATTTCGGGTGGCAATATCTGCAGTAACGAAACAGTGAACAACAACAATCGAAAAAAGTATTTAATACCTTTATCGGAGCTTTCTCATTCAGAACAACTTAAATATTATAAATCTCACGCAATACCTATCCCTGAGGATTTGTTACCTGAACGCAAGACAGAACGACCTCACAAGGAATTTGATGAATTTTCGGCTGAACAGCGAGAAGAAATTGCAAGCTGGATACGAATTATCAAGTCGTGGGATGAATATTGTGCAACATCAAAGTTGAGCAAAGTGAATGCTACCGAAAAATTTGTCCAGCTGCAACAGGTTGCAAACCCTGAAATCAACATTTCAAAAAGCATTTTATATAGAAAGAAAAAGGCTTTAAAAGAAGATGACCTTGCAGGGTTGATTGACAACCGAGGAAGTTGGAAAAAGGGTACATCAACTATACCCGATGTAGCGTGGGACTGCTTTATGAGCTTTTATCTTGATGAGGCTCAGCACCCGATTAAGGCTTGTTATGAGTACACTAATATGTGGATTAAACAAGCTGCTCCTCAGCTCTTACCACTGCCGGCTTATTCGGCATTTTATCGTAAAGTACAGAATGATATTCCAAAGCCACTTGAGATTATGGGGCGTGAGGGAATGAAAGCATTTAGAGATAGATGTGCTCCGTACATACGCAGAACATATGAGGGTATGGCATCGAATGAATGGTGGATTGCAGATAACCACACCTTCGATGTTCAGACAAAAGGAGCGGACGGAAGTGTTCACAGACTTTACCTTACAGCGTTTTTTGATGCTCGTTCGGGTATTTTTACAGGCTGTTATGTAACATCTGCTCCGTCCTCACAGGCTACGCTCATTGCTCTGCGAAAAGGTATTATGAAATACGGAATACCAGAAAATATATATGTAGATAACGGTAGAGAATTTTTAACCTTTGATGTCGGCGGACTTGGACACAGAACTAAGAAAAGCCAAAAGGGCAAATTTACACCGCCACCTATATTTGAGCGTCTTGGAATAAAAATGACAAATGCTCTTGTACGAAACGCAAAGGCTAAAATCATTGAACGCAGATTCAGAGATGTCAAGGACAGGCTATCGAGATTATTCCCGACTTATACAGGCGGAAATGTTGTAGAACGCCCTGAAAGGCTTAAGTTTGTTCTTAAAGATGATGATAAAATCCCTACTGATGAAGAATTTACAAACGCAGTTGAGGATATACTCACTTACTATATGAATGAAAAGCAATATAGCGGTGCTGTTAATTCTGACAGTGGCAAAACTCGTATGCAGGTGTATAGAGAACAGCTCAAGGAAAAGCGTATTGCATCAGAGCTTGATCTCAACCTTATGCTTATGCGTTCTACAAGAAGTCAGAAGGTCGGTAGAAGAGGTGTCCATCTTACTATTGCAGGAGAAAAGATTGATTACTACAATGATGAGCTGATCCTCAATTACTTTGGTAAAGATATGTATTGCCGATACGATCCGGAGGACATTTCAACCGTGAGAGTGTACGATTTACAGGATAACTACATTATGACAGTGCATGTAGATAATGATGCGGTACTTGCTTACGGCTCATCAAAGGACGCTGTTGCTAAGGCTCTCCGCAAAGTAAAGAGCTTTGAAAAGCTTACCAAGCAAGAGCTGAAAGCAACTCAGATTACGGCTCTCGGCAAGAAGACAGCACTTGAGCTTGTTCTTGCCACAGCAGAGGAGAATAAACTCAAGTCTGATGAGCTTAGTCCTAAGATTATTTCCGTACACCGTGCCGATGAAGAGCCTGCCGAAATCAAACAGGCAGTCGGTCAGAATAATATAGTAAAAATTGATAAAGCAAAAATGATCAGGAATCTTGAAGAAAGACAGAGGGAGGAATAAATATGTCAATCAATCCTGAATTACAGCAAAAGCTAAGAGATTATATTAAAAACGCTTGCAAAGGCTCGCAAAATCAAGCGGCTAAAGCACTTGGTTGGTCACCTGCGTATATTTCAACTTACCTTAAAGGTGAATTCAAGGGTGATATAGCTAAGTTTGAAGCTTCATTGACCGAGGCTTTTGCAAACAAGAACGCAGCGGAAAACCTCAGGAGTGCAGTTGTAAGCGGTACATACAAGCCTACAGGCATAAGTGAGGGTGTGTATGAAACAATCCGCTTGTGTCACCTCAAGGGCGGTCTGGCTATTGAGTGCGGAGATGCAGGAATCGGAAAGACTATGGCTTGTAAGAAGTATGCAGAGGATTTTCCTACTTCGGCGATATATGTTACCGTTAATCCTTGTCTGGTTACTCTTAACGCATTTTTAAAGCTGATGTGCCGTACTCAGAAGATTACGGCAAGCGGTCGCAAGGATGAAATGTGGATGAGGCTGTCAGACAGCTTTGCAGGAGAACGCAAGGTGATTATCATTGATGAAGCTCAGCACCTTCCTATAAAGACTATTGAGGCAATCAGAGCTTTCTTCGACAGCAACCCAACACTCGGTATTTGCCTTGTCGGCAACATTGAAACCGTAACCAATACAGGCAGAAGTAAGGAGGCTTTCGCTCAGATTAGAAACAGAACAAAACTTACTGAAATCAGACACACAACATCAATTACTGCAAATGATATAGCGTTGCTTTTCCCACCTGTTGATGAGGATGAGAAAGCAAAGAATTTATTGCTTGGTATTGCACGCTCAGAACAAGGTATCAGAGGAGCAAGCAATGTGTTTTCAAACGCAGTTGATAACGGCAATATTACATATGACGGCTTACTTGCAATGGCTAAAGCCATGAAAATTAATGTTTACGGAGGAATTTAAAATGAGTTTAAAGAGAATTATGTTGTATGTTTTAACAGGATTTTGTATGGGAGCAATTACCCTTGCAATGCTCGAAAAGATGGGATTTCGCATAGCTTCATATGGCGTTGAAATGCTGTTTATCCCTTGTGTAGTGCTTTGTATCTGCTTTGGTTGGGCATTAAAAACAGATGTATTAAGACTATTTAGGAGGAATAAAAATGTTAATACACGCAGAAAATGAAAAGCAAAAGGAAGTTACCGCAGTACATATTTGTAAGGGCAGTGTTTGCGGTAACTGTCTGAATTACAGCAAAAGTATCCTTAACAGTCAAAAAGGTTATTGCATATCTTCAAACGCTGCTGTTGAAAGGTGCGATTATTGCAGTTTATTCAAGGAGGTTAACAGAAAATAAATGTTAAAAGGAATACAAAGAAACTTTATAATCAATTTGAGATTTTTAAGGAAAAAGCAAGGGTACACACAGCAAGAAATTGCAGACAGATTAGGTATAAATAGAACAACATATACTAAGTGGGAAACAGGTGTATGTGAACCGGGGCTAAAAAACATTGAGGAATTATGTAATTTACTTGATGTAGATTATAACTCTCTCTTTCAAAGGAGAATATTGAAATGACTAATGAAGATTGGAAAACGGTCGATAAAGCATTAAAGTCAGTTTTATTACCGGGAGTTAAGCTGCTTATTGACGGATACGAAGTAACACTTACATTATGCCAAAAATCACAGTTTAAAAATGCTATTGCAATATGGATTAACGGAAAATTTAAAGGTAAATGGCTTGCAGAAGATTGTGAGGAACGCAGGCGTTTCCTTTGCTGTAAAAAGAGAACACTTGTTAAAGAAGCAGATTATAAGGCTTATGGCATACGCAGTAAGAAAGCTAAAAAAGAATTAGCAGACAGATATGCATACGAGGAGTGGTTTTCGTATTGGACTAATTTCAACAAGATGAAAAAGCACTTTATCGACAACAATAAAAGCATTGAAATTTTGGAGGTTTTATAATGGATATTACTTTTGATGAAAAGATAGCTAAAAAGGCAGGCTGTGCATACATAAACGATTTGATGGAGAAAGCCAAGAAAGCTATTATTGCAGAGAAAACCGTTATTATCTCAGTAATCGGAGATGATGAGCAAAGAGAGGCCACTATTGCCGGAAATCCTTTGGATGTAACAGTAGAACTTGCATCCTTAATTGTGATTTATCTTGAAAAAATAAAAAATCAAAAAGGAAAAGCAATAGCAAATATGTACTTAAATGCTTTGTTGAAAAGTATTGATCAGTATTGGAATCAGGGATAATTTCCCTGTTCCTTAATGCAGCTCCTTTAGGAACGGTCACAAGCCCGTAAAATGCAGAGTGAGGAACACACAATTCAAAAATAATTAAGGAGGTAAACACATATGGAAACATCAAAAAAGATTTGCAAAAACGGCTCAATTACTTTGCCAAAGCAGATAAGAGCCGAAGCAGGCATGTTCCCCGGCAACGCTGTTAATATTAGCACCTCGGCTGACGGAACGGTAACAATTAAGCCGTCAGCTCCCTGCTGCCGTTTCTGCGGAACGGTTGATAAGGTAGTAAAAGCAGATGATGTTGTGATTTGCATAAACTGCGCTAAAAAAGTTCTTTCAAAGGTGGATGTAAATAATGACTGATTTAAGAAAACAGATTGATGAGCTTGCAGCAATTAAGGTTGATATGGGAAAGCTCAAGGAGCGTAAGGATAAGCTTGAGGCTGAAATTATAAAGCAGTGCACCGCTGACCTTGAGAATACGAAGTATAAGAGTATTCGATATGAGGGTGATGTTTTTGACCTGACAGCCGTTACAGCTGAAAGTCTTAAGGTTACATACGATTCTTTCTTACCAATAATTTTTGGTAAAGCATACGAGGACGCAGTAACAGAAAAGACAGACTATTCTATATCATCTCCGGCAAAGCGAATGCTGATAGGTCTTTGGACAGGAAATTATGTAAAATGCACTGTAAAAGAAGTCATTGAGCAAATGAACGGCGTTACTGATGAAGAGCGCAAGCAGCTCCTTAAGAAGTGTAAAGGCATTAACTATGACAAGGATGTCAGCAATATCTTAAAGTTTACTTCCTTGTCAGAGGAAGATGCAAAGGAATATGCTTATCTCATTTCTGATGCTGCCGTCTGGCAGGATTTTAAAAATCTTCTCACTATTAACGGCATTGATGATGAAGAGCAGATTAACGATATTCTTCTTAAAATTCAGAGTGCATTTGTGGTTGAGGAAAGCACAAAAATTTCATTAAGCTGAGGTGATTTAATTGTTAAAGCCACAGCAAACTCAAAGAATTTATGCTATGGGTGCAAGGCTCGGACTTGTGGAGAGCGGTAATAAAAACGACCTTTTACACGAACTGGTTTTCAGCATTTCTCAGAAGAACAGCGTCAGAGAGCTTGATGAGAAGGAATATAAAAAGGTTGTTTCTGAGCTTGCTTTACAGCTCAAAGCAGCTAATCTTACAGAGCCGAAGACGGTGCATCCGTTCAAGGCTCAAAAGCGTGAGAAAAAGGGTATCGGCAAAATGTCAGACGGTCAGATAAGGAAAGTATGGCAGCTGATGTATAGTCTGGAAAAGCTTGACATAAAGCCGTCAAGTGCAAGACTTGGTGACCGCTTATGCGGAATTATAAAAAAGGAACTGCACATAGACGCTATACCGAAAGACCCTTTCTCCTGGCTTACATATCAACAGGGAGTTAAACTGATTGAAATACTAAAAAAATACATTGCAAATGCTCAAAGGAGGAAGGACGGTGGAAATACATCTTGACGATCTCATAGGCACTCAGCGTGATATAGCTGAGGTAATAGGTATTGAAAACTATATTAAGCTGTGCAAAGCCTTTGGCGGCGATACTGTGTATATTCAAAAATATACAGAACTGCAAAAAGTTGAACGCAATGCTGAAATCAAAGCAAAGTACAACGGATACAACAGCAGTCAGCTTGCAAAAGAATATGATCTCTCCGAACGATATGTCAGGCTGATATGTTCAGGCGGACAGCTTGACGGTCAGCTTAGTATCTTTGACGATTAGGAAATAAATTAAGGATATTTTTCCTCTACGATATATCCAGATTATAAGGTATTATTGAGTTAGAAACTTGATAATACCTTATTTTTTATGGAGTTGAAAATATGAATTTTACGGCAGACACTTGGTGGTTGTTCGGTCTTATTGTCACAGGAGCAATAGCAATTATCGGCTTTTTTCTTAAGCGTACTATTAATGAGGCTGACAGGCACGATAAGGAAATTAAAGAGATACAACTGTCTTATGTTACGAAAGATGAGCTGAAAGATGTTAAAAATGATTTAAATAAATCTATCGGTAAGTTGCAGACTGATGTTGAGCAGATAAAAGAAAGTTGCCTGACTAAGCCTGACTTTTACCGTTCGCAGATGCAGACCGATAAAAAGATTGATAAAATCTACGATTTACTGATAAAACAGCAGATGGAGGGTAGCGGCAATGATACCAGATAAGGATGAGGCTATTAAGAGGATAAGAGCAACTCGTTTTATAAAAAATAATGGTGTAGTTATCAGAACAATTAATCTGCTCCGTTATAAATACGAGAAGCTTTCAGAGGTCAGATATGCTCTTGATGATATTGAGGATGCAGATTATCTCGACAGTATCAACTACCTATCAGAAAGCGGCTATATTTCTTTAAGGCATATCAAAACCAAACAACCTGCTGAGATTGCGGATGTTGATTACAACGAGCTGGAAGCTAAGCTTACAGCAAAAGGTATTAAGCTGCTTGCAGGAAATATTTTTGATGATTTAGTTGAGGTGTGACTATGAGCAGAAACAACCGCAGGGCTTGCGGAAAGATTGACAAGTTGCCTGCCAACCTTAAAGACACAGTGGATCAGATGCTTGTCAGCGGTCAAACTTACAGAGAAATCGTATCATATCTCTCTGAAAACGGCGAACAGCTCTCTCAGGCGGCGGTAAGCCGTTACGCATCACGCTTTCTTGCCAACGCTCAACAGCTCAGAATAGCACAGGAAAATTTCAGAATGATACTCACAGAAACGGAGCGTTATCCCGAACTTGATCCGGCAGAGGCTATTTTAAGAATGGCATCACAAAAAGTGTTTGATGCAATTGCAAAGCTTGATGAAGGGCAGTTTGACGATGTGTCAGCTGATGACTTGTTAAGACAGGCTACGGCACTTGCAAGGGCGGTTGCGTACAAGAGGAAAACCGACATTGATGTCAAGTCAGACAAGCAGATTGCACTTGAAGAAAATCAGAGTCTGCTCTACGAAACAATTAAGAAAAGTAACCCACGCTTGTATAACGAGCTTATGGATGAAATTAATAAGCTCAAAAAACAAGCAAAGGAGGCTTGAAATGGATAAATACGAATGGTATGTACTTCATGTAAGAACCGACTGTGAGCTTGATATTGCCAATGTTTTGGGAAAACGTGGCTTTTCAACTGCTGTTCCTGTTGAAAATCGTATTATCCGCAAGGGCGGAAAATGGATTAAGAAAACATATATTGTCTTTACAGGCTATGTTTTCGTTTTTATGCGATACAGCTGGGCAAAATACTACGCTATGAATAACATAAGCGGTATAATTAAAATTCTCGGTGGAGGTCAGAACCCCATTCCGTTAAGCAACTCTGAATCGGAGTTTATCCTCAAACTTTCAGAACTGCTTTCCGAGCCATCAGTGCTGAAATTCAATGATGATAACAGCTACGAGATAGTCAGCGGATTTTTGACAGAGTACAAAGATAAAATCGTTAAAATCGAACGAAGATACAAGAAAGCGACAGTCAAGGTTACTGTTGCAGGAGAAGAAAAAGAAATAAAGGTGTCTTTTGTTGAAGACACAGAACAAATACCGGAGCAGACAGCGGATTGATTCGTCTTCGCTTGATGAATGGTTGTTATATGCTTTGTACCGATAACACTTAAAGTTAGCGGATGGCGAAGCTCGCTCAAACGGTATTTAAATTTATTTTAAGCACCCTTTAACGGGTGTTTTTATTTTGGAGGTGAGTGCGAATGGATAAGCTGTCAAAACTTGAGCAACTGCTCAAGGATACAAACACAAAGCAAGATTTTAATATAGTTGAAGATTTAAAGTCACTTGCTCTTTCCTATGGAGTTGTTAAGTCAAGAGAGTTCAGAAAGAAATTAAATGCTCTTATTACGAAATACGAAAATGACGAACTGACAACAATTCGTGAGGCACTCGTTAAGAAGTGCCAAAGCGGAGATGTTCAGGCTATTAGGCTCTATGCAGACTATTTCAAGTCTGAAACAGTTGCAACCGTTGATGACGGATTGATTGAAGCGCTTGCAGGCGCAGCCAAGGAGGCTTTTGCTGATGAAATTTAAACCATTTTCAAAGAAACAGCTTAAAGTTCTCTCCTGGTGGAAGGTTGACGGAATTAAGGATAAATACGATGCAATAATTGCAGACGGTTCTGTCCGTTCCGGCAAGACTGTAAGCATGAGTATATCTTTTATCTTTTGGGCAATGGCAACATTTGCCGACTGTAACTTTGCCATATGCGGTAAAACCGTAGGCTCTTGCAGACGAAATGTTATTAAGCCACTTATTAATATGCTTAACAACCGTTATGACATCAAAGACAAGCGGTCGGAAAACTTGCTGATTATCAGCAAAAACGGCAAATCAAATACATTTTACATTTTCGGCGGTAAAGACGAAAGCTCGCAGGACTTGATTCAGGGTGTTACGCTGGCAGGTGTACTCTTTGATGAGGTTGCTCTGATGCCACGCTCATTCGTTGAGCAGGCTCTCGCCCGTTGCTCGGTTGAGGGCGCAAGGTTCTGGTTCAACTGCAACCCCGATAATCCTAATCATTGGTTTTATCAAGAATGGGTTTTAAAGGCTGAAAATAAGCACGCTTTACGACTTAAATTTTTAATGGATGATAATTTGAGCTTATCTGAAAAGGTCAAACAACGATATTACAGCTTATATCAAGGTACTTTCTTCCGTCGTTTTATCTTGGGCGAATGGGTAATTGCAGAGGGACTTGTTTATCAGGACTTCAACGACCATATATCCGAAAGGCTGTGGAACGGCAACCCCGATAAGCTTGTCGGTCGGTGGTACATCTCAATGGACTACGGTACTATCAATCCCTGCTCCATGGGACTTTGGTGTGTGACCAACAAAGAGGCAATCAGAGTTGACGAATACTATTATAACAGCCGAAAAGAGGGTTATCAACGCACAGATGAAGAGCATTATGCAGAGCTTGAAAAGCTCGCAGGCGACCGATACATAGAATATGTAATCATTGACCCGTCCGCTGCATCGTTTAAGGCTACTCTAAAAAGACACAACAAATTTTATGTAAAGTCGGCGAACAATGATGTGCTTAACGGAATCAGAACCACAAGTCAAATGCTTAATGACGGTCGAATAAAAATCGGCGTTAAGTGCAAAGCCTCTCAGGAAGAGTTTGGAATGTACCGTTGGGACGATAAGGCGGCAGAGGATAAGGTTATCAAAGAAAATGACCACGCAATGGACGATATACGCTACTTTGCTTATACAATAGCTAAGCGTGAGTTTAAATATAACTATTAGGAGGTGAAAATGTGCCAAAGCGGAGAAAATTCGTATTACTTAATTGGCTTAGAATACTTGCAAATAAGCTGTTTCCCGAAAGCGTAGCTAATGCATACTCGTACAATGATATGGAGGAGGCTATGGAGGATTGGCTTGAAATTTATGCTGACCTGCCATGGTGGAGTGAAAGCTGTCACAACAAAACTCTTAATCTTGGTGCAACGATTGCATCTGAATTTGCAAGACTAATAACAATAGAGTTTGAAAGTGAAGTCACAGGCTCAAAGCGTGCAGACTTTTTGCAGGAGCAGTACGAAAGGCTGCTTAAACAGCTTAGAATTAAGCTTGAGGCAGCTTGTGCTGTTGGCGGCATAATGTTTAAGCCGTATGTGCGTAACGGTGTTATTTTGCCTGATTGCATTACGCAGGATAAATTCATTCCTATTGAATACAGCAACGGCATAATTACCGCTGCTATATTTTTTGACCAGCAGGTTAAAGGCAAGGATTACTACACACGAATTGAAAAGCAGACTTACAGCTATGAGAAGAAATCACACACGATTGAAAGTCATTTTTTTGTTTCGTCAAGTCCCGATAACATCGGAGCGGAAATAAATCCTGAAAATCTTGGCAGCGATATGTGGACAGGTATTGACCCATACATAGTTATTAATGATGTTGACCGTCCTCTTTTTGCATTTTGGAAAGTCCCATTTGCAAATCACATAGAAAGTGACAGCCCTCTCGGTGTGTCTGTTTACAGCAGAGCAGTTAAGCTGCTCAATGAGGCAGATTTACAATGGGACAGATATTTGTGGGAATTTAAGGGTGGCGAGCTTGCGGTTGATGCAGGTGAGGAAGTCCTTAGACAGCGACCGGGCGAAGATACGCTTGGGACACCGTCAACTCGTGATAGGCTGTTCCGTAAATTCAATATCGATGCAGACGATAACAAAAAATCATTTTATGAAGTTTTTAATCCGACCCTGCGTGACGAAAACTATTCAAGAGGTCTGAACGAAATCAAAAGGCAGATTGAGTTTAACTGCTCCCTTGCGTACGGTACGCTTTCAAATCCGCAAAATGTAGATAAGACAGCGGAAGAAATTAAGGCGTCTAAACAGCGCAGTTATACCGCCGTTTCCGATATGCAACACTCGCTTGAGGCGGTGCTTGAGGACTACATATATGCTTGCAACGCTATGACAGACGCTTGTAATCTTGCTCCGTCAGGTGAGTACGAAGTCAGCTTTAACTGGGGCGACGGTGTGCTTGAGGATAAAGACAAGGAGCAGGCAATACAGCTCAATGAGGTCAACAGCGGTATCCGCAAAAAGACCGACTACCTCAAATGGCGTTACGGAGTTGACGATAAGCAGGCGACGGAGATGTTGCCCGAAAGCGGAGTGCAGAGCTTTTTTAACGAGGGTGGTGCTTAATGCTTACACCTGAACAGCTTGCTCACTGTGCGGATGACATATTAGAACTTTATTCTAAGCTTGAGGAGGCTATTGTTCGTGACATAGCACGCAGAGTGGCTAAGACGGGAACAATGACAGATACGGCAATATGGCAGGCACAGCATATGCAGGAGCTTGGTACGCTTAACTCTGACATTTTAAACAGTATTTCAAAGTACAGCGGTAAATGTGAGTCGGAGCTTAAAAAGCTGTTTGAAGACGCTGCCATTACTGCGACTGAATATGACAACGAAATATACAGAGCAAACGGACTGAATCCGAAGTCCATTAAAGTTTCCGACACTCAGCTGCAAATACTTGAGGCAGGCTACAAAAAGACACAGGGCAACCTAAGCAATCTTACTCTGACAACGGCGGTATCATCACAAACGAGTTTTATCAATACTTGCAGTCTTGCCGAATTAAAAGCATCAAGCGGTGCGTTTACTCCGCAACAGGCAATTGCTGATGCAATTAAACAGGTAGCTCAAGACGGAGCGTTTGTTATATATCCGTCAGGACACCGTGACAGGCTTGATGTAGCGGTTCGCCGCAATGTTATGACGGGCATAGGTCAGACCACAGGACAAATTTGCCTTGCCAACGCTCGTGAGCTTGGCTGTGACCTTATGGAGATTACCGCCCACGCAGGAGCAAGACCGAGTCATTCATATTGGCAAGGTCAGGTTGTAAGTTTGAGCGGCAGAAAGGGTTACCTTTCCCTGTCTGACATCGGCTACGGCTCAGGCGACGGCTTTAAGGGGTGGAACTGCCGGCACGACTGGTATCCGTACTTTGAGGGCAGTACACGGATGTATGACGAAGAAAAGCTAAAGCAGATGGACGCTAAAAACATTCAGTACCCCGATGGCTCAATGCACACGCTGTATGAGGCGGAGCAGAAGCAACGAGCGTATGAGAGAAAAATCAGAGAGTCAAAACGCATACTTGCCGCTTATGACGAAAGCATTAAAAATGCCGATGACGAAGCAATAAAAAAGGCTTATCAGAACATTTTTAATAAAGAATCCGTAAAGCTGAAAAATCGTGAAGCTGAGCTTAACAATTTCTGCGATAAGACTGGCTTGCTCAAGCGTAATGACAGAGTACAAAAGTATGGTTTTGGCAGGAGTACGGCTCAAAAGGCGGTGCAGGCTAATAAAAAAGCTGTTGCAAAATCAAAAAATAATAGTATAATTAAATTACAGATTAATTATTTCTCTCCATCCGATCCATTATATGTAGAAGCTTTTAGTATGGAGGAAGAGGAAGGATTTGTTAATATATGTATGCATGGCTCACCGCAAAGCGTACAAAGACTAATTGACGGTGTTCCAACAAATTTTACCGCTTCCGAATTCGCAGAACTTTTAAAGAATAATAAAAAATACAATGGAGAGGATTTAAAACTTTTGTCTTGTTCTACAGGAAAAGGAGACAATTCCTTTGCTCAACAGTTGTCTAAAGAACTTGGTATAAGGGTAAAAGCACCTGATGATGATGTTTACTATGCGGTAGAGGAAGGCGTTGCCTTTGTCGGTGCAAGTTATGGTAACACAGGTAAATGGAGAATATTTGAAAATGGAGTTGAGATTTTTGAATAGAATATATTTAGGCTTTTTTGCTGAAAATGGTTTATCAATGGCTAATAATGGTAGTATTAATCAATTCATTGTTTCAAAGGTCGATTATGATAAGGAAAAAATAGTGAATTATCTTCAAAACGGCAAAAAAGAATCTATTTGCCCTAAAAACACATATGATATAATCAGTGGAAAAATGATTGCAACATTTTTTTATGTATTAACTGATGGTGAGTATGTTTGGAAAAGTGATTTACCATATTATGTTGATAAATATAATATAGAACTTCCAAAAAACTTTATTGAAAAAGTTACCAGTTAATCTGTTTGTATTGCTTTTTATTTTAAAAGCTAAAGAGTTACACCACTAATCAATTAAAATGCAAATTAAACGAATTTAAACGGGTATTAAAGGGGTATTTGATATACTCCTTTTACTTTTGCCCACAATTATATATTTTCAGTTTATAAGCTCCCGATTTTCGGGGGCTTTTAATATTGCTCAAATATCTGAGCATACACAATTGCTAATAATTTGAAAGGAGCAAAGAAATGGACTTAATGGAAATTTTAAAAGCCTTGTTTGGTGATGAGGCTTTGACATTTGAGCAGTTTGCCGAAAAGGTAAACAATGCGGCAGATGTCAAGCTCGGTAACCTTGCAGGCGGTCAGTACATTGAAAAAGAAAAGTATGACGATGTGTCAAAGCAGCTCGAAACCGCAAACGCTAATCTTGAGGGTTATGACCCTGATTGGCAGACAAAGCTTGCACAGGCACAGGCAGACGGTGAGAAAAAGCTCAATGACTATAAGTTTGAGCAGGCTGTTGAAAATGCTATCAACAACGCAGGTGCTGCGGATTTGGTATCTGTAAAGGCTAATCTTGATATGTCGAAGATTGCACAGGGCGAAGACGGCAAAATCACAGGTCTTGACGAACAGCTTGCTGAACTCAAACAGTCAAAGCCGTTTTTGTTTAAAACAGCAGAAGAACCCAAGAGGAAACTTGACCTCGGCGGACCTACAGGCGGAGCAAAAGCAAAGTCAGGCTCTAACATCAAGTCTGCCGTTGAAGATTTTTACAAGAAATAAGGAGGAAAACATATGCCTATTACATTAGCAGAAGCAAGTGTCGGCAGAGCCGACAAGGTCACACAGGAAGTTATCGACACTCTCCGCAGAGGTTCTCTCTTTATGGATGAACTCACATTTGATGATGCCGTATCTCCGGGTGTCGGCGGTTCAACAATGACATACGGTTATTTACAGTTACAGACACCGTCAACCGCTGCCGGCAGAGCGATTAACAGCGAGTACGCACCTAACGAGGCAAAGAAAGTCAAGAAAACCGTTGACCTTAAAATCTTCGGCGGTGCTGCTGAGGTTGACAGAGTAATTCAAGAGGCGACAACAGATGAGATTGCTTTTCAGCTTGAGCAGAAGACAAAGGCAACAAAAAACTACTTCCAGTACACTTGCATTAATGGTTCAAAGACTGATAAGTCGGTTGATTTTGACGGTCTTTCCACTATGCTCAAGGGTACAAGCACAGAGTACAATGCAGGAACGGACAAGACGGTTATTGACCTTTCTACCTCGGCACTCCTTACGAGCAACTATCAGTCAATGATTGATATGCTCAATGAGTTTCTCTCAGGAATTGACGGCAAGCCGACAATGTTCCTTGGAAACAGTAAAATCATTGCAAAGCTCAAGAGTGTTGCTCAGCGTGCAGGCTATCTTACAAAGTCAGAGGACGCATTTGGCAAAACAGCAAGAGGATATGACGATATTATTTTCTATGATATGGGCAACTTCTATAACGGCAGTGCCACTGTTCCCTGTGTACCAATCTATGAAACAGGTGCATCAAGTTCAAAGGTAACAGGACTTACCGACCTTTATGCTGTACAGCTTGGTCTTGATGCTTTCCACGGAGTTTCCCTCAGCGGTTCATCAATCATTAAAACATATATGCCTGACCTTACTGCACCGGGTGCAGTTAAGAAAGCAGAGGTTGAAATGGTTGCCGCTGTCGCACTCAAAAATACAACTAAGTGCGGCGTTTTCAGGAATATTAAGGTATCTTGATATGTTTGCAGATTATTCTTATTATACAGATTCTTGGGCAGGTACTTTGATACCTGCTCAGGAGTTTAACAGCTATGCACGCAAGGCTGAACGCTTAATTAACTATATTGTCAGCGGCGGAGTAAAAGAGGTTACTGAGCCTGTAAAAAATGCTGTTTGTGCCGCTGCCGAGGCGGCATATGAGCTCCGCAAAAGCATTGAGAACATTCCGCAGGGTATTAAGTCAGAGAATACGGACGGTTACAGCGTTACATACAAGGACTATAACCCTGACGAACTTACAGACATGGAAAGAAGAGCAATGTTTAATGCGATCAGACAAGAACTGTATAATACAGGCTTACTGTATCAGGGGGTGCGTTGATGTTTACAAATCATACAACTGTTACGCTTTTTTGCAGTAAAACTTTAGGGCGTGAAAAGCTATGGAGCAAATACACATTGCGTGATGTAAATTTCCATGGTGCAGACCAGCTGCTTGTGTCCGATAAGGAAGTCAAGCGCAGTGAGGAGTACATCATTCGTGTGCCACACTCGGCTCTTGAAAATTATGTTGACAAGGCAACCTACAAGGCAATGCCTGCCGATGAGGCTTACAACTGCTTTACGCTCAAGAAAGGCGATTATATCGTCCAAGGCGAGGTTGACTGCGATATATCAAACGCAGCGGATTTAATTAAAAACTATGACGCACTTGAGATTGTTTCTGTGACTGAAAATCTTAATGCGTCTAACTATTCAAAGCATATTAAATTGGTGGTTAAATGATTATTAAACTGCTTTTTAACACAACTGAAACAATGCTTAAAGACAGAGGCTTGCAGGCTGAGGGCAAGGTACAGAAAATTGTTGACAGCGAAGTCTTACGCAGATGTGACCCTTATGTACCGTTTGACACAGGATACTTAAAGAAAAGCGGCATTGCAGGCACTAAGATTGGTAAAGGTGAAGTTATTTACAATGCTGTATATGCTCACACAAACTACTACAGTAATGCAGGCAAAGGCAAAGAAGGCACTTCTAAGGGCGGTATGCGTGGTAAGTTTTGGTTTGAGCGTATGAAAGCCGACCACCTTGACGATATTCTGAAAACAGCAAAGGAAAAAAGCGGAGGTAAATAATGGAAACATCAATTATTAAATCATTGTTCAAGTGGTTTTGCGACTGTGAAATTCTTGAGGCTGATTCAGAGCTTAATGTAGATTATCTTGGTGAAGATGTAGAACAGTACAGCATTGAAACTGTGCCTTGCAAAACGGTAGTGAAAAGCTATATTGACGGTTCGGCTAAATGTCAGTACCTTTTTATCTTCGCAAGCAGAGAATGTTACAGCTCTGAAAACGGCATAAACATGGCAAACTTGGAGTTTTACGAAAGGCTTGAGGATTGGATTGCAGAACAGAACATAAACCGTAAATTACCTAAGCTGCCTGACGGCTGTACTGCCCAGTCAATTAAGGTGCAGTCATCGGGTTATGTAATGAACAATGATACTAAGACGGCGAGGTATCAAATACAGTGCCGTCTTGAATATACTAAATTTGGAGGTAAACAATGAGTGAAGTAATCAGACAGAGAAGAATGCAGGCAAATTATCTTAATTGCAGTAATGACGGAAAAACAAAAGCATTTGCACTTTTGGGAGTCGGAGCAAAGACACTTGACGAAAACCCGTCTGCTCAGACTAAGAGCCGTAAGTATGTATGCGACAAGTCAGCAACAAAATCTATTTCAGGTTACGATTGGAATGCAGCTTTTGATATTGACCAGATTAGAGAGCAGGACGCAATTAATTTTATTGTCAACATCGGAGAAAATCAGCTTGTAGGCGAAGATGCAGAAACCGAGTATGTTGTTGTTGATCTTGACCAAAAAGACGCTGCAACTGATACATCATACCACGCACGAAAATTCAATATTGCAATTGAGGTAGCATCCTTTACAAATGATGACGGCGAAATGGGCTGCAGTGGAAACTTTCTTGGCAAAGGTGACCCTGTTGAGGGTACTTTTGATACATCCACTAAAACATTTACTGCTAAATCTGCTTAAGGAGGCATAAACAATGATTATTAATAATGTAACCTTGCCTGACATTGATGTTGCAGACGCACTTGAAATGGAGCGCTTTGAAAAGGCTAACGATAATGTCAGCGACAAAATGAAACAGCTTGATACAAACGGTAAACGCAGATCTGAGCTTATTCGTGCACAGTGCAGTGCTATTTTTGAGTTCTTTGATGATGTTTTCGGTGACGGTACTGCAAAAAAGGTGTTTGGTGAATCGGTAAATCTTACAACCTGCATTAATGCGTATGAGGGCGTTATTGTTGCAGTTAATAAGCTTGACAAGGCAGTCGGCGAACAGTATAAATCAAAACTCGGCAACCGTCAGCAGCGTAGAAATAAGCACAAAAATCATTACAACAACCGACCAAAGATTGTTAAGTGATGAATATGCTTATTAATTCTGTGCCTGACAGATTGAACATTGCCGGAACGGAATACAAAATCAACACTGATTTCAGAACTTGGTTGGAATTTGAAATGCTTTTATCGGAAAATGCGGAAAAAGCAGAAAATACTTTAGCTGATATTAAAAATCTTGTTTTTTGCAAAAATCAACCTCCGTCATTTGCCGATGAAAAGACTGTAAATCAAATTCTTTGGTTTTACCGCTGCGGAAAGCCTCCTCAGAAGGTTAACGGTAAATCTCATAAAGAAGTGTTCAGCTACGAATATGATGACGGTTATATCTGTGCTGCGTTTATGCAGCAGTATCATATTGATTTAAACTCTGCTAAGCTCCATTGGTGGAAGTTTCACGCACTGATGTTGTCATTGTCTGATAGTACAGAGTTTGTAAAAATTATGGGCTACAGGTCGGTTGAAATTAATTCAAAAATGACTGCCGCACAGAAAGCGTTTTATCAGAAAATGAAAAAGCAGTATAAGCTGCCTCTCAAAAAAGAAGTGCAAAAGCAAATATCAAACATTGAAGATGCACTGATAAACGGAGAAACAATTGACAATCTATTGTGAAATTTGTATAATATTGTTAAAGTTATATTATTTCACGAGGTGGTACTATGAAAAAGACTTTATGTTTTCTTATCTTGTCATTGTTTGCAATCAACTGCACAGCTTGCTCAAGTAATGTTAATAATTCAAATCCTACTTTTGAAAATGTTACGCAAATAACATCTCCTGCTTCTAAAGCAGTTGAGGAAACTACTCTTGAACCTGAAACAACACAAAGTGATGTTTTATCTACATTAAGTGAAGACGACCTCATTCAAAGTATTGTGTCTGATTTTACGATAGATGGTGTAAATTTTACATATAAAAAATGTAGCGACAATTTATACTTGGTTAATTCAGATAATGGCAAGATTGATATAGATATTGCTCTGCTTAAACTTGATAATAAAATTTCAGTAGATTATATTAATGTAATTTTATCGACTGAAAGTACTGATGATATTTGTTACAAAGCACTTGTAAGAATGTTAAAGTCTGATATTTTCGGTTTAAGTTTACAGGAACAAATGGATATACTTGTTAATTATAAAACAGGTAAGGTATCTTTTGAAAATGGGACTTTATCTATATCAGAAGCTCAAAAAGATAATATTAGAGTAATTGATTTTAATTTTAAATGATGAAAAACAAATCAAAAATTAAATGCCCTTACTGCGGTTATGAAATGCCCATATACTTTGACAAATCGTCAAGGTGTAGGGGCATTTTTGTATGCTGCAAGGGACGAAACTGTAAGAAACAGTTTGAAATCGTAATAAACGATAACAAAAATAAATAAGGTCAAGTAGAGCCATTATGTGCCGATGACCTCAACGCTTAAAGGTGGTGAGTAATTTGGCATATGATGGCTCTATTAAAATTGATACAAAAATAGATACAAGTGGCTTTAAGGGCGGTATTGATAAAATAAAATCAATTGCTCAAGCGGGTGTATCTGCTGTAACAGCAACGCTCGCAGGTATTACAGCCGCACTCGGTGCAGGAGCAACCGCAGCGGCAGCCGTTGGCTCATCTTTTGAAGCTGCTATGTCAAAAGTATCTGCAATCAGTGGTGCAACAGGTGATTCATTGCAAAGTCTGACCGACAAGGCAAAAGAAATGGGTGCAAAAACAAAGTTCTCTGCATCCGAGTCGGCATCTGCTTTACAATATATGGCTATGGCAGGCTGGGACACAGAGTCAATGCTCAATGGTATTGACGGCATAATGAACCTTGCCGCTGCTGACGGTTTGGACTTAGCAACAACCTCGGATATTGTAACAGACGCACTTACAGCGTTTAACCTTAAAGCCTCAGACAGCACGCACTTTGCAGATGTACTTGCCAAAGCCTCAAGCTCGGCGAATACTAATGTATCTATGCTTGGTGAAAGTTTTAAATATGTTGCTCCTCTTGCCGGCACAATGGGCTACTCTGTCGAAGACGTTTCCCTTGCCCTCGGTCTTATGGCTAATGCAAGTGTCAAGGGCAGTATGGCAGGAACAAGCCTTAAAACGGCACTTTCTAACCTTGCATCTCCAACGGAAGATATGGCTAATGTAATGACACAGTATGGCATATCTATCTCCGATGCCGAGGGTAACGCTTTGCCTCTTATAGATGTAATGAAACAGCTTAGGGAAAAGTTTAGCGGATTAAGCGAAACCGAACAGGCTGCAACAGCAAGCACACTCTTTGGTAAAGAAGCTATGAGTGGTATGCTTGCTATCATTAATGCAAGCGACTCTGACTTTGATAATCTGACTAAAAATATTAACAATGCTGACGGTGCGGCTCAAGCAATGGCTGATACAATGCAAGATAATTTGCAAGGTCAGATTACTATCCTAAAATCAGGGCTTGAAGGTTTAGGCATTGAAATCTACGAGGGAATGTCGGCTCCTTTGCAAGAGGCAGCTGTTGAAGCTCAAAATTATGTAAATCGTTTGACAGAAGCATTTAAAAGTGGCGGTCTTTCAAAAATGATTGAAGAAGCAGGAGCCATTTTCGGCGAGCTTGCAGTTAAAGCTGCAGAGGCTGCCCCTGAAATGATAAATGCCGCTGTTGACTTTTTACAGGCTTTTGTTGACGGAATAGCTGATAATTCCGATAAACTTGCAAAGTCTGCTGTTAATATAATTCAGACTTTAATAACAAGTGTTATTGAACACGCACCTGACTTAATCAAAGCCGCAAAGGTTATTGTTTCAGAGCTTGTTGATAATCTTAATAAGCTGTTGCCAAAAGAACTTCAAGCACCTGTTAAAGAGACTGTAAACACTATTAAAAAGTCATTTGAAAACGGCGGTCTTAAAAAGGCTATTGACAGCGTAAAAAATATTGTAGTCAACTTAGGCAAGGCTTTTACAAATGTAGCAAAGGTTGTTTTGCCTCCTTTGTCTAAAGCAGTTGATTTGCTTGCAGATAATTCAGAGGTGCTATTAGGTGTAATAACTTCTGTATACGCAGCATTCAAATCATATTCGATAATATCAACAGTTACAGCTTTACTCACAACACATACAGCAGCGGTAACAGCCGAAAGCCTTGCAGAAGCTGCGTCGCTCGGAACAATAACGCTCAAGCAGATTGCGGTAGCCGCTCTCACAGGCGAAATCACACTTGCTACAGCGGCACAGTATGCGTGGAATTTAGCTATGAATCTGAATCCGATAGGCATAGTAATCACTGCAGTAGCCGCTCTTGCAGCAGGAATAGCAGCTTTGAATTTATGTGTTGAGCAAGAAACGTCATCTGAGCAACTTCTTGCAGAATCGTATGAAGGAATAGCTGAAGCTTATGCTAATGTTGCTGATGGTGCAACAAATTATATTAACAGCCTTTCGCAGTCTGGAGATGCACTCGAAGGATTTAATGATGCTATCATTATTTCAAATGAAAGACAGTCTGAATTAACTCAAAAAATGGATGAAGTACAGACTGAAATTACGGAAATAGCTCGACACGCCAAAGAAGAACGAACAAGTCTGACTGAGGAAGAAATTCAAAGACTTGATGATTTATTCGCAAAGCAAAAGGAGCTTGCAGATGAACAGCTAAAGGTTCAGGAAGCTTATCAGGGCGTTGTTAAGGATATGGCTAAAGATTTAGCCGAAAATCACGATTTATCACTTGAAGAATATGAGGCTTACTCAAGTGAATATACCGCAACAGCAGAACAAACGAGAGATGACACTGTTAAAGCGGCTGAACAGCAAAAAATCAATTGGCTTGCAGAAAAAAGAGCTTTAATTGGTACTGATGAGCAATATACGGATGAATGGTATAACCAACAGCGAGAAGCCGCCAACAAAGACTATGATGCTGCAGTTGCCGAAGCTAATACACTTTGTTCCGAAACTCTCAAAATTTTACAAGATGGCTATAAAGATAGAGCTGATGGTTTAAAAACTTATTCCGAAAATCAAAAAAAGTATAATGAAGATATTGCAAGAGAAAACAAAAGAAGTAACGACAACCTTGTAGCACTTGAGCAAGCTAAGCAGGCTGAAATTAAAAAAGAATATGATTCAGGCGGTTGCGATACATTACTTATTGAACAAAAATATGACCAATTAATTGCAAATGAGTATTCGCAACATAATAAAAAATTGGCTGATATAAACGATAAATTCACAAAATCATTTGATACAAATCAACAGGAACAGCTTTCAACTTGGTTAGCTATGCTATCTCAAACAGAACTATACGGCGGTAAAATCTCAGATGAAGATAAAAAAGTTGTTGAAGATATTATTAACAATTATGACCAATTGCCTCCTGAATGCCAAGAGACCATGGATGAAGCTATGCAGGGAATGATTAACGGAATAAAAGAAAGATCACCTGAGCTATATGCAAGTGCTTCATCGGTCGCTGATAATATTCTTGCAATTTTCAAAAAGAAGTGGGATATACACTCTCCGTCAAAGGTATTCAGAAAAATCTTTAAGTATACTCTTGAGGGCGGCGAAATAGGTCTTGATGACGAAGCGCCGAAGCTGTATAAGCAAGCCGATGAGGTTGCATCGACATTTACAAATCGAATGAAAGCCGGTGTTTCCGCTGACAGTTTAGTATCAAAAATGCGTGCTGCCGTAGCAGAAGGTAAAAACTTTGTAGCAGAACAGCTCACTGCTAATGTAGTGCATACAGTTGATATGCAAAATGCTGATAAACAAAAAGTAGTGCTACAAGGCAACATAGTAAATCATCTTGAGGTTGACGGCAGAGAATTCGCCGTTGCGACTGCTCCGTATATGTCAGAAGAATTAGCTTGGGAGGGTAATGATTTATGACAGAAATGACAGTTAATAACATTGATATTGCAAACTACAGTGCACGACTGTTGAGTTATTCCGTGAGCGGTACTACGCTTACAAATAATGTTTCAGCTAATAATGATCTTGTCAAAATGCCTGCACTGTATTCTACCGAATACGGAACGAGAACTCTGACTGTTACTCTTACATTTTTCCCTCGCTTGGACGGATGTTCATCAAAAAACACTGACATTATTGACAGATATACGGTAGCAACAGATAACATAGCTAAGTTTGAGGCTGAAATAATCGGAAAAACAGTTGAGATAGCTTTGCCGGACGGATACATATACACTTCAATTTCCGCTGCTACATTTGACAGCAGCGGAGAACACGATGTAACTTATACATTTAACGCCGTAAGGCATAAGCCGACTGTAACCGCAAATGTTGCTCCGAATGGTAAAGTTTATTGTCAATCAACTACTCCTTGCAAATACAAGCTTATTGTTACCTTGCCGGAACAAAGCTCGTTAATTACAGTGTGTGGAATTGTTGTTATTAATATTGCCGCAAACACTCCTTTAGTAATTGACGGCGAGCTTGGTTTAATTACGCTCGGCGGAGTTAATAAGTTCCTTGACAGCACCTTAATTGATTTTCCTTTGCTTTATCCCGGAACTAATACAATAAGCTGTAATAATTCTCAGGCTGATATTCAGGTAATTTACACGCCTGTTTATGTGTGATTTAAGGGGGGTTTAAATGGTTTTAAAAATCTTTTACAACAATGATGTAAAGCTGTTTACAGATATTGATAGCACCTTTTGCGTTACAAAAACCTACGGCGGTGTGATGAGCCTGCAATTTGACATATCGCCTAAGCACAGCTTGTATAAATATTTTGCTTTGGACGGTGAGGTTGAATACGATAATCAGAGATATTTGATTAAAAGTATTCACGAACGCAAAACGGTTTCAACGATTGTCTGCGAGCTTAATCTTGATGACCTTCGTGCAGATATGTTTACAAGCTTTAACAAGACTACAGAGAGCTTTCATAACATATGTACTGAAATACTTTCCAATACCGACTGGAGTGTTAAAAACGATACCCTTGTAAGCAAGCGTTGCAGCTTCGATCTTAGCGATGTAACTGTGCTTGATATTTTAAACCAATGTACCAATTCCACAAGCTACGGCAATGTGTATGAGTACAATACAAAGCAAAAAACGATAACTCTTATAAAGCCCGAAAACAACACCGAGCCGAAAGGAGTGTATTTTACCGACGAATTAAATCTCACAGACTTAAACTACAAAGGCAGCTCTTCAGGCTTGGTTACAAGACTGTATGCCTACGGCAAGGACGGCTTATCTATTGCAAGCGTTAATAACGGCTGTGAGTACATTGAAAATCACACCTACACAGACAAAGTAATCAGTTATGTTTGGCGTGATGAACGATACACAGACCCTCAGTCGCTTTTAGATGACGGTGTTGTCAAGCTTGCGAATATGGCTGAACCCGAGCAGTCATACACCTGTAAGGTTATCGACCTTGCCAAAGCTCAGCCGGAGATTTATAAGGAAATTCTATCCTACAGTCTGTATGATGTAGTAACTTTGGTTGACCGTAACCGCAACAGAAAAAGAAACTACCGGATAGTAGAGATTAAAGAATTTCCTGCAAATCCGCTGCTTAATACTGTTTCCCTATCTTCAATAGCGGCAAAGCTCACAGGTAAATTAACCACGATAAATAATCGCATTACAGAGCTTAACGCTCAACAGCTCCACGACCGCACAAAGGTAAATGAAATCAAGCAGGACTTAGACACCACCGTTCTCCATGTGTCGGAATCGTGGGCAAGCTCAGTCAATGAATCATTGTTTACCCAGACCGCCGAGGGACTTTTTCTTGAAGTCAACAAAGTTGTAGGCACTAATCGTTGGAGTACGCTTTTACAGCAATCGGCGGAAGATGTGCGAATTGCTTGGAACAACATATCCGAGTACATAAAGTTTGAAAATGCACAGCTTAATGTATATAACCTCGGAGATAAAAAGCTGATGTCACTTAATCAATACGGACAAGACTTTTATTACAACGATAATGAAGTCGGCTCGGTTGGTACAAGCTCATATTTACACGATGAAAACAAGCGAGGCTTAGCTTTTGACCTCAATTCAAATAGTGCGTATATGACATGGGCATACATGAGTTCTGACGATGCAGAATCATTCACTATGAAACTAACATATACTGCTCAAAAGCTTTCTGACGATTACGAAAAAGACCAACTTCATACCGGGTGTGATCTTAATTTACATAACAATTATTTACGAAAAGCGGTTTTAAGCGATTGGAAATTTGAGGGCGGTTCTATTAGCGGTACTTTCAAAGGCTACTATGTCACCTCATTTAAAAGTGACGGTACAGCAAGCTCATGGAAAGAATTTTCTCTGACATTCAAAAACGGAATTTTACAAAAAGCAACTTGGTAGGAGGTTATTATGAAATTTATCACAGAAGAAAAAACAGTTTGTGAAAACGATAAGGATAAAGCTCCTGCTGAATCCGAAGTCATTTTTGCAGAAGAAACAGGAGGCAATGATGAACATACAGCATTACAAACTTAATTTAGACCTGCTCAAAAATACATCAACTCCGGTTTTATACAGTCATCAATTAGACAAAAAATCAAGATTTATTGATGTAACACTTACAGCTAATGATGCAGAAGTTACCCTTGACAGTACAATGACTGCTGTTCTTAACGCTGTAACTAATAATGTTATAGTTGCAGAGTCTCAAAATTGCACAATATCAGATAATGTAATCGTTGTTGAGCTTACCGATAAAGTCTTATCTTTGCCGGGCGTGACTAAATGTGAGGTTGTGCTGTCTGACAGCAGCGGAGCTGTTATTACAGCACAGCATTTTATTGTTAAAATCACTGAAAAAGCTATTAATGATAAATCAAAATTTGAACCAACAGGCTCGAATTTAGCAACAGAAGCTGCAGTTGCTAAAGCAAAAGCAGAAGCTATCGAATACTTCGAAACAGAGCTTACAGACATTGACGAAACAGTGACAATGAAGATTAATCTTAAAGCTGATAAGGCGGATACTCTTGCCGGTTACGGAATTACCGATGCTTACGATAAAACATATCTGAATAAGGCATTACTCCGTAAACTTGACGCAATGCCATTTGATACCGCACCTAAAGAGAATAGTCCTAACTATATCACAAGTGGCACGGTATACAATAGTGTTAATACTATTAATAAACGTATTGATAACAAAGTTAATACTCTTAATCAAAGTATTAATAAAAAAGCTGATAAAGCAACTACTTTGGAAGGCTACGGAATTACCGATGCTTATGATAAAACATATATAAACAGATCGTTAAACCTTAAGCTCGACAAAATGCCATTTGATACCGCACCTAAAGAGAATAGTCCTAACTATATCACAAGCGGTACCTTATATAACAGTGTTAATACTCTTAATCAAAGTATTGCAAAAAAATATGATAGCTCAAATATTGAGATCGGTACAGGAGAATTATCTCCGGCTCAAGCAATTTATGAGGGCTGTGCTGGAAGATTCGATTATGTGAAAAACGGCAATGTAGCTACAGTGTCAGTAAACATTACAAAACTTATTGCTAATAGAACGTATATTCAGTTGTCAGGCTTGCCTTTCCCAATAAAAGACGAAAGCAGTTTATCGAGTATTGCTGTATTCTCAACCACAAGTAAGTTGAGAAATATCCGTATTAAGGGATCATGGGTTTACATCACCTCACAAACGGATAAATTTACAGAGGATGAGATGATCAATTTTACAGTTACATATATCAGAAAGTAGGAGGTAACCATATGGAATTTAAAGAAAAAATTACGCTTGATATGCTTACAAAGGATAGTGTGAGTGTGTTAAGACAGAAGTTTATAACCCTTAACGGCGAAGATGTGCAGGTCGGCGTTAATGTTCGCAACGCATATATGAACGACGAATCCGGCAGAGAACAGTTGAGAAAGGTTCTCTCTGACGAATACTATAACGCTGTTATGGCAGTATGGGAGGTATAAATATGGCAAGGGTAACTTGTGTTGATATTTCAGAATTTCAGCAAGGCATTAATTTTAACAAAATGAAAAATGACGGCATAAAAGCGGTCATAATAAGGGCAGGTTATGGCAGAGAAACATCGCAAAAAGACAATATGTTTGAAAGCCATTTTAGAAATGCAAAAAACGCAAATTTAAAAATCGGAGTGTATTGGTACAGCTATGCCGACAGCGTTAATGATGCTGAAAAAGAGGCAAAGGCTTGCCTTGAGTGCATTAAAAATAAAAGCCTTGATATGCCAATTTATTATGACCTTGAGGACAGTTCGCAGTTGCACCTTGGTAAAACTAAAATTACAGAAATTGCAGAACGATTTTGCGAAACAATCAAGAAAAGTAACTACAGAGCAGGTGTGTATGCCAATCTGAATTGGTTTAATAATTATCTCGATTACGATAAATTAAAGAAAAAGTACAGTATCTGGCTTGCACAATATAACTCCGTAAATGAATTAAGCTGTGATATATGGCAGAACAGTTCAACAGGCAGAGTAAGCGGTTATGGCAAAAATATTGATACGAACATCATATTTAACGAAAATGTTTTTGAAAATGTTAAGATCGAAAAACCAACATTGACTTACAGAGTTTTTGCTGACGGTCGGTGGTATGATGAAGTCAAAGGTTTGTCAAATATTGCAGGACGAAAGAAACAAGCTATTTCAGGCGTGGCGGTTAAGGTATCAGCAGGAAAACTTTGCTATCGTGTCCATCTGCTCAACGGTGACTGGCTGCCGTGGGTTAGCGGATACGACATCAAGGACGATATCAACGGCTACGCAGGAATTAAAGGCAAGGTCATTGACGCCATCCAGGTCGAGTTCTCGGGTGTGGATGACTATAAAGCTACATACAGAGCACGCAAGCAAGGCAAAAACAAATTTATGCCGTATCAGCATAATACCGAGCACGATACAGAGCAGGACGGTTACGCAGGACTTCTCGGCACTAAAATTGACGGCTTGCAGATTACTTTGACTTGATTTTTAGGAGGTAAAATATTATGGCAAATGCAAATTTTATTAAACTTGCAGTATCAGAAGTAAACAAGTATGTGTTAAATCATTTAGATAAGTCAGATGATACACCTGATTTTGACACTTTTGTAGTGTGGTCGTGTAAGACTTTGCAAAACCACAAATGCCTTATCAGCACAACATTACACGACGGGATGTATTACGAATGCACGTACAATGGTGACAAAGGCGAAATGTATCTTGACGCATATAAAAAGTTTGAAAACAAAAAAATTATTTGCGAAAGTGAGGAATAATTATTATGATTTTAGCAGAAACAATTAACGGTATGGTGAGTGAGGACTACAAGGAAAGATTTGTTGCAGAGTATCAGCAATTGGTAATCCGTTATAAGGGATTGAAGAAAATGCTTGATAATTGGGATAAGGGAGAACTATCTTTCGTTCCGACTTGTCCACGCAGTACATATAATATGCAGATTAAATCAATGGCAGACTATATTGCCGTACTCGAAGCAAGGGCGGTTATGGAAGGTATCGATTTGTGGGAGGTATAAAACAATGAAAGACAATTTTAAAAAATGGATAAAAGCTGCTGCCGTGCGTGCTATTAAGACTGTTGCTCAAACAGCTATTGCAACCATTGGCACAACAGCAATGATAAGAGAGGTTGATTGGGCAGTTGTATTGTCAACCAGTGCGTTGGCAGGTGTTCTATCTGTCCTTACAAGTATAGCAGGCTTGCCGGAGGTCGAGAGCAAATAAATTATTTTTCCCTTCATAATAATGCCCCAAACATTAATATTATGGAGGTACAAAATGAAAAGTTTTATAGGCTGGATAGGTGGCAAAAGTCATCTGAAAAATCAAATCATTTCGCTTATTCCTGCCGAGTGCGAGCGTTACATAGAGGTATGCGGCGGAGCAGGCTGGGTGCTTTTTGGGAAAAATAAAATCAAAGGTCAAATGGAAGTGTTCAATGATATTGACGGTGATTTGATTAATCTTTATCGTCAAATTAAGTATAATTGTTCACAATTGCAGTCTGAAATTGACTGGCTTCAATCCCGTGAATTATTTAATCAGTATCGCTATGAGATTGAAAATAAAATTGAGCTGTCTGACTTACAGAGAGCAGCCCGGTACTTATATCTTATAAAGTGCAGCTTTGGCAGTAATCGAAGTTCGTTTGCTACAGCCGTGAAAACGATAAGTAATATAATTGATGCTCTTCCTACTTATCAAGCAAGGCTGAAAAATGTTATAATAGAAAACAGGGATTTTGAATCACTTATTAAAACATATGACCGTGAAAAAGCTGTGTTCTATATAGATCCGCCATATGTAGCCTCAGAACGCTATTATAACAAAAAATATGTAAGCTTTAATAATGGTGACCATATCCGTTTAAATGCCGTTTTAAAGGCGATTAAAGGGCGTTTTATACTATCTTATAATGATTGTGATTTTATCAGAAATCTTTACAAAGATTATAACATTAGAAACATAAGCAGGCATAACTTACTGCCTGTAACAAATGAAAATCGTGCAGAATTCAAAGAAGTTATAATAACAAATTACTAAATTAGTAATAATATTACATATTTATGTAAATAATAACGCTTTAAGGTATTATGTTACTTGGGGCGTTATTATGATTAAGATCCATTTATCTACTATTCTTGGCAAATATCGCATGACACAAGCAGAATTGGCGAGGAAAACAGGTATCAGACCTGCAACTATCTGCGACATTTATAATGAAATGTGTGATAGAATTAATCTTGAACATTTGGATAGAATATGCGAGGTTCTGAACTGTGATATTTCAGAATTGCTCGAATATCAACCAAATAAGATTAAAAAAACAGGTAAAGATCTTATTGTAGAAGCAAATGGAAACAGAAAAATGAATAAAAAATGA